CATTTTGCAATATACTGGAAATGGTGGTCAAAGAACTATATCTACTGATTTTCAATTTGATTACTTATGGAGTCGTTCTACTGTTCAAGGGCAAAACTGGTATAATTTAGATACTTCAAGAGGTATATTTGGCTCAAATAATTATTATCTTAAAATAGACGTAAGTGATACTGAAGCTGATTTGCCACAAGATAATTATATATCTCAAACAGCATCAGGTTCAGATGCAGGAGGATATGTTTTAAGTAGCGGTACTTGGTTTAATTCAGGTAGTCATACTCAAAAGAATTGGTATTGGAGAGCCAATGCTGGAACTACAGCATCTAATACTACTGGAGGAACTAATAGTGTAACACAAGTTGACCCTTCAGGTGCTTTTTCTATAGTAACTTATACTGGTTTTTCAGGGTCATCTGGAAGTTCTACAGTTGGACATGGATTATCTGTAGCACCTGCTATGGTAATACATAAATCTAGGACAAGAGAGTCTGGATGGTGGACACAAGTTCCCGGTCTTTTAACTGATGCAGGGTATTTTCTTGAATTATCTGGTACTAATGCACAAACTAATTTAAATAGCTATGGTACTATGAATGTACCTACAACTTCTGTATTTACTATTAATGGGGTAGATGGAGTAGGTGGAGAATCAGCAAATTATGTAGCTTATTGTTTTGCTAATATAGAAGGTTATATAAAAGTCGGAAAATATACTGCCAATGGTTCATCTACAGATAATGCGTTTGCCTACACAGGATTTTCTCCCAGAATGATTATTATTAAAGGTGTTCGAAGTGGAGATGGGTGGTGTGTTTTTGATACTTTATCACACCCACATAACATGGCTAGTACATGCTTACAGTTAAATAGTAATAGTGCAACACTTTCAAATTACAATATAGATATTTTAAGCAATGGTTTTAAAGTACGAGATGGGGATGGAGATTTAGGTTCAAGTAATGTGGAGTATGTGTTTTTAGCATTTGCTGAGAACCCGTTTGCTTTCGCTACAGCTAGGTGATTAATTAATAAAGGAGAAAAATATGTGGGCTAAAATAGAAGCAGGTAACATTGTAACAATGTATAATAATCCTGTGCGATTAAAAGACGCAGAAGGAACAGTATATCCTGCTAGTTACTTTACAGACAATACAAAATTAGCAACATTTTCTGTTTATCCTGTAGTATTTAAAAATTCAATACCTTCAAAAATTAATCTTTATGAAGGTGGTGCAGAAAGTTTTGTATGGAATAACTCAAAAAAAATAGTAGATGGAACTTATGATTATACAGCTAGAAGTATTACAGATGTTCCTCAAGTATGGACACAATCAGAAATAAATGATGGACAAGCACCTTCAGGAACTAAAGCAGGCGACCCAAAAAAAGATATTGATGGCAATCAAATAATTAAAATAGGATTAAAGACTGAATTAACTGCTGTTGTCAAATCTATGCAAACTGGTTTACTAAATCAAACTGATAAATGGGTTACTAGAAAATCAGAAAAAGGAACTGCAATTCCTTCAGCTGTTACTACTTACAGAGATGGAATAAGAACTGCACATACTTCTATGATAGCGAGTATTGCAGGAGCGGCAGATTTTGATGCTATCTCTGTTTTATTTGATGCTACTTATAATGATGCAGGTGTTATGACTGCTCCTGCTCCTTTGTATAACTTTCCAAGTGAACCAGATGGAATGCCTCAATAATGAATGATGTAGCAACAAAAGCTCTAATAGAAATAGAAAAACATACAGCAGAATGTTCTATGTATCGTTTAGGTGTTAACGCAAGATTAAAAAGACTCGAAAGAGTTGCTTATACTTTTATAGCATTAGTAGTAGCAGATTATTTTAAAGTATTTGCAATAGTTAAGGGGTTTGCACAATGAACCTTTCCCCAAACTTTTCTTTAAAAGAATTGTGCAAATCCCAAACTGCTACAAGAAAAGGTTTGAATAATGTTCCAGATGCTTCATGGGAAAAACATATTGTAGAAAATTTAGTTGAATTAGCAGGTAATATATTGCAACCAATAAGAGAAAACTTTAATATTCCGTTTACTCCATCTTCAGGTTATCGCTCACCTGCTTTAAATGATGCTATAGGAGGCAGTAAGACCTCACAGCATTCATTAGGACAAGCTGTTGATATAGAAGTGCCGACAGTAGATAACGCAACTCTAGCACAATGGATTATAGATAACTTAATATTTGACCAGTTAATTTTAGAATTTTATAAAAAGGGTGAACCAACTTCAGGTTGGGTTCATGTATCTTATAAGAATGAAGGAAATCGAAAACAAATATTAACTTATGATGGTAAAAATTACCAGAAAGGATTGATAGTTTAATGGCATTACCTTTAATAGGAGGATTACTTGGAGCAGTTGGTGATATTGCAGGCTCATGGGTAAAAGGCAAAGTAGAAGAGAAAAAAGCCTTAACATCAATAAAAGTAGCAAAAGCAAAAGCAGAAGCCACAGTTTATGAGAAACAAGCAACTGGCGAATTAGATATGGAGAAATCTTTAACAGAACAAATGGGTGGTTCTTGGAAAGATGAAGCATGGACAATATTCTTTATTGCTGTATTAGCAGGTTGTTTCCTGCCTTGGACTCAAGATGCTGTAAAAGAAGGTTTTGTTTTCTTAGATGAAAGCACACCAGATTGGTTTGCTAATTGTATCTATATATCAATATCAGCATCATTTGGTTACAGAGTAGCTAAAGGTGGCATGGGTATGATAGGTGCAGTAAAAAAACCACCACAACAACCGAAACAAAAAGTAGAACCTAAGCAGGAGTAGCAATGCCTAGATTAAGTCATACTCAAATGAAAAGGTTAACTGCATTAGTCAGAGTAGATGGTGCAGAAAATGTAGCTGAACTTTCGGACAACATTAAACATAACTTACAATCGGAAGGTTATGCAGACGATAATGGGCATGGTGATTTGAAGTTATCTGAAAAAGGTCAGAATGAAATAGAAAGATTATCTAATATAATGGGTTTAACTAATAGAAATCCAGAAGAACATGATTAAATAAAATAAACTCTTTATTATTTTTTTTCTATTGCACTATCTAACCATAAATTTATTTGTTCATTCATTTTTGTAAGTAGTCCTGCCGTATGAAATCCTTGATAGTAATTTTCTAATATCGAGTCTTTGTCTATTTCATTTACAAGGTCATTAAATTTATTTTCATAATGTGTAATTCGTTCTTGTACTTTATCTTTCATAATTTATTTTCCTTTTGTTGTTTATTTAAAAATATTCTTATAAAAATTATATTTCAAATAAAAAAAACAAAGTGATGTACCTTGAGGTACTAAAGTTATATATGACGTATGATTACTACCTAAATTGTGGTCCAGAGAACCATGCTACAATCGCCCATCTCTCACCAGATACTATATTAGTAACTCTATGGGGTATAAAGCTACTGAAGGCTATTATATCGCCTTTCTCAGTAGGAATATTCGTTACTCCATCACCAAAAAACTCTAGCTCACCACCTTCATAATCATTATTTAAAATAATAGACATACTTAATTTTCTATTTCGAGCATCACCTTGTCCTATATCGGTGTGCCAATCATAACCCATTGAACCTGCATTGTATCTAAGGAGTTGTGGTCTTTCTACTAAACCAGATAGATTGTATTGAAACACATCTTCATTAACTGTTCTTATTGTTGATACTAATAATTCGTCTACCCATAATTGATTTTCATGTATTCTCCATGCATCAACTTGTCTTATAGAAACAATTTTTTTATTATCACTAGATGATGTTTGAACTTTTCCATTTGTATGAGGTGATGTCTTATGCAAGTTAATTAATTTTTTACAGTCTAATTTAGTTAATTCTCCTGCACTTACAACACCATGAGAGCCTCCCATAATAGGAGGTATTGCTAGGCTCATCTATTTCCACATATACAAATATTATGTTTCTTATTATATAAATACTCACAAGCTATTGCCATAGATGGTGTTACTTTTTGTTTACCAGATTCTATGTAACTAATAGACATTCTTGTTTTTAATCCAAATAAACTAGCTACCTCTTGTTGATTGTAGCCCATTTGTTTTCTCCATTTTTTAAATTCTTCTTTAGTTTTTATCATGCTATTTTACTTTCTGAATTTTTTTAACTTGCTTAATCAATGTTTCTTTTTTAAGCCTTCTGTCTAACTCTACTCCATGCTCTCTACCTAATAACTCTAGTTCTATTTTTGTCATTTGTGATAATTCTTTAGTTGGTTTACTAATAAACAATCGACTAAGCCATTGACCAAAACCTTCTGACATTTTTTTCTCCACAAGTTATTGTAATAATATTTTACTAAATATAATCTATATATACCTTAATGTAAATTATTATTTAATTTATTAAAAGTGTTTCTTTTTTAGCTTTTCTTAATAATTCTTTTAAAACAATATCCCAAGTATTATAGAAGCTAACATTTTCTGTATGCTTCTTTCCGTCTTCATGTATTGTTGTTAAATTAACACCTTTTTTTGAATTTTTTCTTGCTTTTATAACATTATCTATTCTTTTCTCCCATGTTCTTTTATCTTGTTCTTTGCTAGATACTTGATTTTTAATAATTATTTTTTTCATTATTAATGTCCTTTCATAAATTCTATTGGCAGAGTTTTTCTTTCCTCTAAATTAAGATTAAAAAATTGTTTTATAATCTCAGTTATACAATCTCTATAGTCATCTTGGTTATTAAATTGTGAAATCATTAAACTTCCTACAATGTCATTTAAAGATATTACCTCTTCTTCACTTAATATATATTTCATTATACTTCCTTATTATTTTTTATTTCTTTTAAATGTTTAAAAGGTTTATTTAACTTAATTAAATCCCAAAAAACATAATCATACTGTAATAAACATATCAATTTATAATAACCTCCACTCATTTTACCTTTGCCAGTTTCCCATCTAGCAATAGTAGGTCTACTTGCACCTATTAATCTTGCAAATTGTTCTTGAGTAAATTTTAAAGGTAAACTATGTCTAACTTCTTTAAGTGTTCGATACTTAGTTTCCATTATATTTCCTTAATTTAATACACTATGCCCACGATTTATTAGGCATTGTCTAATGGGTGCAGAGTCTTTATCACACTTCCAAAAAGGTTCATCCCAACAACTAAACTTACTACCGACTATTTCAGCAGTCAATTCTCTACACTCTAAAATGTCCCTAGTTAAGACTTTAGGGTCTTCGCTTACTCTTACATCTACAATAGGTTTCCATGCAGTAGTGCAACCTCCTAGAGCGATTAAACTTATAATTATAATAGTTTTTCTCATATCGTACTACCAACTAAAGTTAGACTATAATCTGAAGTAATACATTGATAACAATTTTCTTTTTTATTATAACCATAATTTTGTATGCCCCATCTTAATTGATTATCTGTGAGTTGAAAACTAAAACTCTTATTCAGTAATTTTTGAAATGCTTTTGCTTGTTTTTTATTTGTAAATAACCTTGAAAAATCTAAAGAAAAATTATCACTAATAGCTGTTGAATCAAACTCTTCTATTAATTTGTCTTGATTATTAATTTCTTGAATCTCCCAATTAGCTGTGTAAGATTTTGTTATTCTTTTTACTATATACAATTTGTTCATTTTTATTCTCCCATTTTATGTAAATATTTTTGTTAGATAATTTTCTCTTCAATAAAATAATTTTTTAATTTTTCTACTGAGCCTTGAAAAAAAGTTTTGCCAATATGTTTTCCAAAATCAAACTCTTCTATCCTTATATGAATATCATTATCTATAACTGTAACTGTATAATGATATTCTCTATCCGAATGCATAGAAGGAGAATCTATAACTTCGTATATTCCTCTCCCATCTTTATAAGCTAAATTGCTAATGGCTTGTAAAATAGCAGGTAATTTATTTTGTGATGATGTATCTTTTACTTTAGCAAAAACAGTTAATAAATCTATTCCTGCTCCTGCCAAGTAGCCATCCATATGTCTATAAAAATTAATCTTACTTGTTTGACTCTTAATTGTTAATGTTGAACGTGTACTCATTTTACATCCTCCTCATTTAATTGCTCTTCTATTTCTGAAAATTCTATAAGAGCATCCTCTAAATTGCACTCCCATCCCATTCTTTTGTATTTATCAATATCTTTTCTTAATTCAACTTTACGTTCCTCTAATTCTTTTCTGTACTTAATTTCATTTTCATCTTTATTAGTTAAGTTTGTCATTTTATTAACCCTCCATATCATTTATATTAATGTCTAATTTATCCCAACCTCTTGCGGCACACATAAAGAAGTCTTCTTTGTGTCTTACTATGTCGCCACAACTCATTGAGTGATGAGGCTTACTGCCTAAGATTTTATTTTCATAGCCTAAATTATCTATTTCAAATGCTTCATCTTTACAGTTAGTATTAAAAGTTGCTACTGAACCATATAAAGCTAATATGTCTTGGTTTAAATCTTTAGCAGTAACTTCAAATTTATAAAAAGTTTCATTTATTTTTTTTGAGTACTCTTTAGATTTTTCTCTATTTATTTGGTATAATGTAATCATCTTGTTTCTCCATTTTAAGTTAAGCAAAATTGCTATAACCTATCTTAACATTATTATATACATTATGTAAAGCATTATAATAATAAAATATAATATTTTTTACAATTATTATAATAAATGGGAGTTTTCTGGGGTTTTTTAAATTAATTATTTTTAATTATTTTGTTTTTTTTTCATATTCTTCAATTAAATTAATCCAAATTTGCAAAGCATTCGAATCAGTTTTAAAGTCAGCTCTTGATTTAACTCCAGTCAAAGTCCTTATACCTTGTTGAATACTGGCTATATTATTAGGCTCTATCTCTGGCAGTTTATCTTTTAAGAATGCTCCAAAAGCAATATCTTGTCCTAGTATTCCTGCTTGTTGAATAGCTTTTAAAGCCTTATTATTTACCTCTGTTTTTGTAACATCTAATTTAGCAACAGCAACCCAACAAGACTCATTAGGATTAGGTATTCCAAATCTAGTTGTAATTAAAGTAGCTTGTTCAATAGGAACTTCTATAATCATTTGGACAACATTCCTTGTCTTAACTAATTTAAAATCTGCATATTCACCTTTAATTACTGCATCAGTCATTTAATTGCTCTCCAATACATATTCTGCAAAATTTGTTTTGGTAGTTTTATTAAATTTATTATTGGTTGTAATATCCCAACCATCTTTCCTCAATATATATATTATTGCTGACAATCTAGTACATCTATATTTTTCTATAGCCTCCCAAGAAGTAATTTTGTTTTTTTCTTTTAAGTGTTTTGAAACTTTTTTTATTTGTGAATCATTCATTATTTTCTCCTATTATAATTTTTTAATTGTTTACTAAAATTGTACCAAAAGTTTCCTGCTACTATAATTCTTTCTCTGCCATTGACTTGCGGTGGAACACTATGACGTATAATGGAAGAGAATATAAATATATCTCCTTCTTTTGGAAATATAGAAATGTCTGTAGGCAGACCATCTTTAGGTGAAATAACATTATGAATAAGTAAAGGCGCATCATTGGTTTTAATATAATATATAAAACTCCACATAGATGGCTTATGGGAATGAGGTGCAGTAAAATCTTTGTCTTTATACAAAGCTCCCCATACATCACCTATATCTATAGGATACTTAACTTTCATAGCATCATAGCACATATCTTGCGCTAACATAGCTATAGCCATAAAGTTTCCATCTTTTGTATGTGTTTGCCAATCCGTCATAGTTGCTTTAACATTGCTTGCACGTTTTACTTGGTCGCCAGTTTTTTTTATATAATTTTCTATTTCTTTATTAATTTTAGGAAATAAGCCTTTATATTCTTTATCATCTAATAAATTATTACAAAAAACTTTTATCTCTTCATTAATAAATGTTTTTTCATATCCTCTAAACAAATCATATCTTTTCATAATATGGACTACCCTCCCATATCTCCTTACACTTTTCTTTTCCTATGTTTTCATTATCTGTAATTAATTTAAAAAACTTCAATTCATTACCATATGCATGTAGCTTAGTATGACATGAATAGCACAAAGGAATAGCATCTTTATCAGAGGCTCTCATACCCATACCTCTTGTTGAATAGATAGGTTTTAATAAATGGTGTGCTTGTACTGGTCGCCTAGCACACCATGAATAAGGAAACAAAATACAATCTAAAGTAGTTATATGCTCTAAATGTTTTTTGCTTAAAAATCTTTTAGACTTAGACTTATAAGTTTTACCAGTTTTAAAATTCGATATCATCTTCAGTAAATCCACTATCTTTATTATCAGTATACATGCCTTGATTAGTTATATCTTCTACTTTAGGTTGGTACTCTTGTATTTTTACTGATAAATACTTTGCACCTTTTGCAGACTCTCTTTTCCATACTGCTATAGACATATTTTTACTTGGTGCATTGACTTCTATAATGCCTTTAGCATTAGGTGCTTTTTCATTTTCAGATGGGTTAGGTTTAAGAGTTCCTATCTCCTGCACCAATACCATTACATCTTCTCCTTGTGCATTTTTTCTATTAATAGCCATTACTCTTCTATCATGCCCATTAATATTAATTTTGCCTTGTCTTACTACTTTTGGTGCTTCTTCATTAAGTTCAAACAATGCTCCAGAGTTTGTATTATCATATTGTGTCATATTTTTTCTCCTAAATTATTATGGTATTTATTAAATTTTCTAATTGTGTAAATATTTTAGCTTTAACTTTGGGACTAATATTTACATGAGATTGTATACTTTCATTAATTCTTACTATTTCTTTTCTATTTGTTTTTAAATAATCATTATGCAGTTTAGAAATTTCTGCAAAATAAGTTTCATATTTATTATAAGTATTAATTTTAGAGCCTTCTAAATCATATATATTATAAGACATTTTAGAAGGTTGCCTAGCTGTTACTTCTTTAGGCTTAGGTTGAACTGCCGTATTGCCGTCATCATCTTCTTCACCTATCATGCCTAGCATAGATTGTAGACCATAACGTCTGGCATAAGTAATAGCTCCACCTAATTTCTGAGCATCATTTTCATCTTTTAGTTTTAAAGGTACACCACCATCTTCTATAAACTGCCCAGACTTATGAATAATTCTAGTTACTAAACAAGAGCCAGTTTCCTTAGTAACATTTAATTGTAAGACAGCTAAGTCATATTTAGCTAAAGTTTTTGTAGCTATATTTAAACTATCTTCTAATGTGGCATATTTGCTTTTAAAGAATGGATTAGTTGCACTCTTTTTAGGATTAGACATTTCACTCAATGCTTTTACTAATTGTTCATATAATAAATCATTGTTCATTTTTATATCTCCCATATTTTTTTAGCTTCATTTATTTTATCATTATTCCATCTCCAGTCATCAAAGTCTGGTATTAAGATTTTACACAATTCTCTCGTATCATTAGAGAGAGATAAAAACTTTCTAAGTCCTAAAGCAGATTTCTTAATCATCTCTAAATGAGGTTTAGGATTTTTTAACTTCATGCATATGGTTTCTTTTCTAGTAATAAGGTCAATCCATAATTCTGTATTTTCATTGCCTATAGCATGACCATACAAAGCTAACTGCCTTGCATGAGCATTGGTCATCTCACTAATTCTTTTACCAGATGTTTTGCAATCTCTTATCTGATGATTATTGTCTATAGTTCCAAATTCAAAATCTACATAGCCTATAAACGGAATTTCTAATTCATCAAAATCTACAGATATTTTTCTTTGGTAACTCGTACAATTAGGCAGGCTTCTAAAATGTTCTATACCTGCATCAATATATTCTGGAAGAGTTTTTCTTTCTTTTTCTACTTTAGTGGGGTCAAAGTCTAATTCATTTCTATCATCAAACTCTTCATAAGCCATATCAGTAAATAAATTATTAGGTGCAACTTTATCAAACAATGCTTTTTCAAAAGCTACTTCTAAAGCAGAGCCTCTCCAAGCGGCAGGTCCATAACTATCAAAACCTCCTGCTATTTTATATAAGTAAGATGCAGGGCTACTTATCCATTGATTTATACTAGATACACTTAAATGGTCTATACCATGCCAAGCAAAAGGACTATTGCTTTTTTTAGGGTTAGGTAGTCTAGGCGATTGTGTCATATTATTCTCCTTTGCGATTTACGACTTTTTATTATTATGATATTATTAAATAATTATATACTAATGTAAAGTTTTTTTTAAAAAAAATAAAAGATTGCTATAAAAATGGAAACATATTTTAAATATAGAAACAAGCCAACTACAGTTGATGGTATAAAATTTCATAGTAAAAAAGAAGCAAAAAGGTATCAAGATTTAAAGTTATTAGAATTAGGTAAGGTAATAAAAAACCTAGAACTGCAACCAGTTATTCCTTTAATGGTTAATGGTGTTAAAATAGGTAGATATACTGGTGATTTTAAATATACAGAAAATGGTGTTGAAGTTATAGAAGATGTAAAAAGTGTAGCAACTAAAACTAGAGATTACATATTAAGAAAAAAAATACTAGCTACCTATAATCCTCCTATACATATCAAAGAGGTATAATGCAGGGTATTAATTTATTTGTAATTTTACTATATAATGGGTGTAATACCCTGCTAAATTTAGGCTAATATATATATTTTAATATTTCAAGTTTATATGCAGAGTTAATCAAAAAATAACAGCCATGTTGAGGAATGATTACATCAAAGAAGGGGCAATGATGGACTCTGCATATAGTGTATTATATAGCATTTCATATTTTACTTTACAAGTTTAAACACATAACTTACTTTAAATACAGCTATGATGAGGGGGATTTTCTCCTTAAAATTTAAAAAATAATAATTTACGTGGGGAAATTTGCATGGAAAAAAATGAAACTGAACAAGTTAATAGGGATTTTAAAGGGATTTGGATTACTAAAGAAATTTGGCTAGATAAAAATCTATCCCTTACAGAAAAACTATTTTTAACAGAGATACATTCTTTATCTGACAATATAGGTTGTTATGCTAATAATGAACATTTTTCAAAATATTCTGGTCTATCTAAAAATAGATGCTCTGAAATTATAACAAGTTTAGCGAAAAAAAATTATATTACCACTAAGTTAATATATGAAGGTATGGTTTTTATACATAGAGTTATAAGGATTATATCATGAGTTTTATTTTAATGGCAAAAGCTCTAAAGGTTGATTTCCCAGATGCACACACTAAACTTTTAATGCTTGCTTTAGCAGACCATGCTAATGAGGAAACAGGTGAATGCTTTCCTAGCTTAACAAGACTAGCTAAAAGAGCTTGTATGTCTAAATCAACAGTAGCAGTTAAATTAAATTGGTTAGAAGAAAATAAATGGATTACTAGGGATAGAGGAACATTTAATAAATCTACAAGGTATTACTTAAATTTAAATAAAGAAAATGTAGTCCGAGAGGAGGACAAGGTAGTCCGACAAACGGACAAGGTAGTCCGACAAACGGACACTAACCTACCAATAACCTATAAAGAAACTATAAATAGTAATAATGATTATTCTAAAGATTTTGAAAATCTATGGAAAAATTACCCAAGAAAAGAAAATAAGGCATTAGCATATAAAAAATATTTGGCAATGTGCAAAAAACATACAAAAACAAAAGTTTTTGAATTTACTAAAACTTGGATTATAGATTTTAAAAATAAAAATAAAGATACAACTTACTGTAAACATATGGCAACATTTTTAAATCAAGAAACTTTTTTAGATTCAGAGTTTATAAATTTAAATAAACCTAAGCTCAACAAGAACCAGATTGCAGGTTAAAATGTTTGACTTATACAAGCTCAACCATTAGCTTTATATAAAACAATATAGGGATTTAAATGAAAATAATTATATTTCTTATATTGATGGTCTGCATAAGTGGACAAGCATTTGCTCAAACTAATACTGTTTCATCAACCTCTTCTACTGTTTCTGGCACTACAACAGTCGATAGAACTCCGTCTACTGCTAATGCGCCATCTATAGTTATTAACAATCAAGATGTCTGCTCAGTAGCTAGTTCTATGGCTATACAAAGTCAAATATTAGGTATAGCAGGAGGTACAACCACCAGAGATTTGAACTGCGAAAAAATTAAGCTATTTAGGGCATTACGTAGTAGTGGCATGAAAATAGCCGCAGTCAGCATATTATGTCAGGATTCTAGGGTATTTAGAGCTATGGAAATGGCAGGTACTCCGTGTCCATATATGGGATTAATTTCTAGTGAGGCTACTAAAGCATGGGCTGAAAACCCAGAAAAAAGACCAGACTATGAAGAGTGGAAAAAAGATAATGTTGTAAATAAGGAGATAATAACGAATGAAGAAGCTACTGGTCTTGGCATTGGTGGTTTGTTGTTCTTGCTCTTACTCCTTTGATTCATGGGCGCAAATGCAAGATGAAGGCACAACTATAACCACAGAAACAAATTCTGAAATTCAAGGCGACATGGAAAAAGTTACAACTACTACTACTACAGTTGTAATAGAAAATGAAAATACTGGTGCAATATTAAGTAGCGAATCGACAGGTATCGTAGCTGAAAAATACGAGGGTGATATGGACCAAGATTGGGGTGGGCAGGGTTCAATAAATTCGCACACAACTTGTAATAATAAACTAGGAGTATACACAGGAAGTAATACTTGTGCTTCATCTCGTCTTGATTCTTTAACTACTTGGAATCAAACAGTAGACCTAAATCAATTTAGCATAGATGATGGAGGTCAAGTGAGATGGGAGATGCGTTTTGGAATGGAACCATCTATGTATAATGATGCTTCTAAAAATGCTTATGTAGAATTAAAAGGTTATGATAATGGAGCTGTTCAATGGACAGATACTTATAATGTTGATAAATCAACTTTTAGTTTAAATGCTAACGGAAATTATCTTGGTCCTAATGGTTTCATATATAGTAATTTAGATTATGCAGGAGGCTTAGATTCTTTATATATAAATATCGGAGGCTATGGTGAATATATGTTTGATTCAGTATGGTTTGATATTTACCATAATCAAATTACTACAACAGTAGCCGAATCAATAGTTTATAATCTTATAGAGCAAGAAATACAAAACACAGCAAACAACATTATAGATACAACTTATGATTATTCTTCTAATGATATAAGCAATAATAATTTACCAGATATGCCAGATAATATTAATGATGAGTACAGTTCATCTACAGATAATACCGATAATAATACAAGTGCTGATAATTATAATGATACAGCAGTAAGTCCTTCAACAATAACAGTTTTTTCAAATATAGAAACATCATCACCTACTACTCCAGATGCAGTAACAAATTCAGACACAGGAGCAAATGTAGACCAGATGTTTAGTAATATAACAATGGACATTGACCCAGAAGAGGTTTCAAATATTCAAGTAATGGTAGCAGATTTAAATAGTGTAGATACAGATGCAACACAAGGCACAACTACACAAAATACAGATACAGATATAGTTCCGATAGAGATGTCAGCAGATAATAATGATAATACAGAATCAACAATAATGGTTTTACCAGAACCTACTACAGAAACTACCAATGAAATTGAAAACCCTCCACCTGTGGAAGATGCCCCACCAGAAAGTGAGGTAACAAATGAAGCACCCAATAACGATAATTTGCAAGCCACGACCACAGAAAAATCAACGACCACAGAAGCCAAAGTGGAAAATGAGTCTACAAGTGAGGTGGATTCTGCTGAAAATCAAAGTGAAAATGAAACTAAGAATGTTGAAGTCAAGGCTACAGAGGAAACTAAAGAAATAGAAGAAACAAAAGAAGTTGCAGAAAATAATACAGAACCAGAAGAGGTAAAAGAAGATGCTCAAGAAGAATCTAAACCAGAAGAAAAGACGACTGCAACAAATGAATCTGAGGAGAAAGAGGAAGTCAAAGAAGAAATAAAAGAAGAAGCAAAAGAAGAGAAAGTAGCAGAAAAAAAACAAAAAGAAGAACCTAAAGAAGCTAAAGAAGAAGAGAAAGAGGAAAAAGAAGTTGCAAAAACTGAGGTAAAAGAAGAACCAAAAGAAGAAAAAACAACTAAACAAAAAAAAGAAGAAGCTAAACAAGCAACAAAAGAAAATAAAGCTAAAAAGATAATGGCAAATTTTGAAAATACTTATGATGCTTTAGCTCAAATTACACAACTTGCTTTAGTTAATGCTTTAGGTCCAAACATAAGTACTTATAACAATCAACAGATAGAGCAACCATTAACATGGTATGAACCAGAAGATATTTATACTGGCAATGATTATCCAGACGTATTAGGTAATTATTTTGGAGTCAGAGATAGCCTAGTATATGAAAAGATGATAGGTGAACAATATGCCAAATGAAGTAGAATATAAAGGAATAAAAATTAAAGGAGGTAAATTATTATTAATATTTCCTTTACTAGGCACAATAGGTGGTGCGATATGGGCAGGTTTTGAAGGTTATGCTCGTTGGGTAGCAATGGAAGACCAGATTTCTAGCTATACAGCTCCAGACCTTAGTGGGTTTCAAAAAGAATTAAGTGAGTTTAATACATCTATAAATGTTACAGATGAAAAAATTGAAAACTTAGAAACAAAATTAGAAACAGAAATTAATAATATGAGTACCTTATTACAAACAGAAGTATCCACAGCATTAGATTTAGTTCGTTCTGCTCAAAGTGATGCTAGAGATATTCGTAATGAGCTACGCAAAGACTTTAATGAAGTACAAGACCAAATAACAGCAGTTGATAAAAGAAGTAGAGCATCAGATACAGAAGTAAGAACTTCAGTAAGAAATGCAGAAAATGAGGTCAGAACCCTTATCCAGCATGCTGAGGACAGATTTGATGGTAAGAGAACAGCCATAGAAAGTGATGCTACTAGACGGTCAGAGGCTCTTGATGTAAAGTTAAAAGAACTTGAGGAAAGGCTAAGAGAGATGTTGACTAGAGCCTTAAACAACCCATTAGCAGGTAAATAAATGTTTTTATTTGGTTTTAATGTATTAATCTTTGTTTTTGCTTTACTTGGTGGAGCATTAAATAAACTATTTAATAAAAATTTTAGATGGGTAGATATACAATCTGCATTCTGGTTTAGTCTAATGTTGCCAGATATAACTGATTATTATATTTATGCAGTAGCTATAATATTAGGTTTTTTAACTGTTAGATATTGTCCTATGTTTGCAAACTATCTAGCAAAAAAAATAAAAGCTTGGGATTATAAAAGAAAAGGTTGGGGAAAGTTTATCCACAAAAAATAAACTTGACATAAAATTATAAACTTAGTTTTAATAAATTATTTAAAATCAACCAAAGGAAATAAAATGTCTAAAAGAAATCATGGCAAAATAGAAGATATACATGGCAATGAAATTATAGTAGGTGGTAAAAAAGAATATAATTTTACTTTATCAGATGATGCAAACATGGAATGGGATAAAAGCCAAAAAGGATATACTGGAGGATTAACTTTTCATGCAACTGGTAAAGTTACATCACCAATGGACTGCACATGGAATTTAAGAGTAAAAACTAATTGCAATAACTATGATAAAACAATTCAAGTGGTAAGTGGCGAAGAAGCAGATTTCACAGTTAAGACAAATGGTTTAGATGATACAAAAGTAACTATATACGTATATGGTACTGATAGTACAACTCAATCAGGTATGTCTGGAACATTAGATATAACTTACTAAAGCTATATAAAATAAAAAGAACTAGGAATTAACATCATTACCAATTCCTAGTTCTTTAAAAAAGTGTCAAAATATTATGGTTAAAACGACTTGACTATGACTTCAAGTAATTGGATGACCATTAAACTTTAGTCGCAAAAGCATATTTTGTTTTTAGATATCCTGTTTCATATCTATGAGAATTATATCCAATTTTACCTTAACTGTTTATAACACATAAAATATTAAAATTAACCACCCAATAAAAAAACTAAATGTTAAAAACTCTTTAGTTAAAAATACTATTCTTTTAATTTTATTACTCATTATATATCTCCCATAATTTGTTTTTTAAAATAGTTTTCAAATTCTTTTTCTTTATAATCAATGTCTTTGACTAATAGTTCTAAACCACCAACTGCTCTGCCTATGTTTTCTATTTTATTACTTTTAATTAAATCTATTGCACCTTGTATTTGTTTTTTTATTTTAAATAATTCTGTATCCATTTTATTTCTCCATAATTTTGGGGAGTGTTACCTCCCCAGTTAAGTTATATTTTATTTTTTTGTATTACTGATACTAAATGATTTTTTTCAAAAACATTAAAATATACAGGAACTTTCTTTTTTTCTTTTTTCTTTGTAACTTTATTATACTGTAATTTTTCCACTATTTTAATTAATCTAGCAGATGCTTTAGCACCCTTTAATTCTTTGCCAGTTAACTTAAAAAAATCAACAGCTTGTTTAAAAGTACAAAATTCTGTACCTAATCCATCTAAAGCAACTAAATTTGAACCTTGATAATTTTTATTAGTAGTAAAGTTTAACATTTTATTCTCCATTTTAAATATAGCAAAATCACTATAACTTATTATAACATGAGATAATTATTAATGTAAAGCATTATTTACATTATTTATTAATTATTTTATTTTTAATTTATTCACTTTACATTATATCTTATTTAAATTAATAATAAGACTCAGCCAAAAATAGGGGAATATCATGATAGAGGATAAATTAAGAGAATTAAACATACAATACAATAGAGGGCAGGGAAACTACAGAACCACTTGTCCACAATGTTCTCATACTAGAAGGAACAAAACTCAACCTTGCTTATCAGTTACAATAGATGAGGCAGGGGTAGTATGGAATTGCCATCATTGTTCTTATAATGGAAGTTATAGTGATGGAAGAAATAATCATACTTTTACTAAACCAAAAATAATAAAAAATCCTCAAGTGATAAATTATCCAACTACAGTAAATCATTTTAGACAATTTTGGGAATCAAGAAAAATATCAGAAGAAACAGTAAAACATTTTGATATTAAAGAAGTTCAAAAAACTTTTCATAGTGGTAGCAAATGGTCATTAGCTTATCCTTACAAACTAAATACTAAAATAGTTAATTATAAATATAGAACTTTAGACAAAGACTTTAGGCAAGAGGCTAACAGCAGAAGAACATTATTTAATGTTGATTCTATTAAAGACTCAAAGCAAATTATATTTGTAGAAGGAGAGATGGATGTATTAGCTTTATATGAATGTGGAATTAAAAACGTAGTTAGTTTGCCAGATGGTGCAGGGAAAGTTGCAAGGTTTAAAGAAGATGATAAAAGATTTGATGCTTTAAAAGAATCGGCAGAATTATTAAGCAAGGCAACAGAAGTTATTATAGCAGTAGACATGGATGAGGCAGGGCAAGCACTTACTCAAGAACTAGCACATAGATTTGGGAAAGATAGGTGTTCTTTAGTTGATTGGGGAGGTGATTGTAAAGATGCTAATGATGCTTTAGTATTTCAGGGAAAAGAATATACCATAAAGCAAATAAGTAATGCTACACCTTATCCAATAGATGGATTATATAAAGCTGAAGAATATAAATCACAGTTACTCGATTTATATTATGGCAAAGAAGAGCAAGCATTAACTACTGGTTATCAAAACTTAGATAGTATTTATAAATTAATGACTGGTACTTTTACAATTATAACTGGCATTCCTAATCATGGTAAGTCTAATTTTTTAGACCAAGTTTTAATTAATGCTACAAAAATTCATAAATGGAAATTTGCAATATTCTCACCAGAACATTCTACACCCAGACACATTGCAAGGTTAACAGAAAAATATACAGAGAAGCCATTTCATGATGGAATTACAAACAGAATGAACAGAGATGAAGTAGAAGAATCATTAAATCATATTAATGAACACTTTATATTTTTAGAAAGCAGAGAGGAAAGACCTACTATTCAATGGGTTTTAGAGAAGGCTAGAGTGGCATGTATTAGAAATGGTATTAAAGGTATAGTTATTGACCCTTACAATGAATTAGATGTAAGTGAGAGAGGAGGCAAAAGAGAAGACGAATATATCAGAGATATAATTTCAAAATGTAAAAGATTTGCTAGAACTCATAATATATGTGTTTGGGTAGTAGCTCACCCTGCTAAACTACAAAGACAAGGAGATGGTTCATATCCAGTCCCGAGTATGTATGATATAAGTGGGGCGGCACATTGGAACAATATGGCTGACGTAGGATTAGTAGTGCATAGAAATTTTGAAGATAACACTACATCAGTACATGCTAAAAAAGTAAGAGAGCAAGGTTTATATGGAGAGATAGGAGAAGCACTATTTACTTTTGATATTGAAACAAGAGTATATAAGCCAAAAGAAAGTATGGACTATTATGTCGGAAAAGATAATACTAAACAAAATAATTGGAACGGAGATTAATATGGAATATAGATATAAAGCAACCCTATTACGTGTAGTGGATGGCGACACAATAGATATTGACGTGGATTTAGGGTTTGGTGTTTGGCTTAGGAAACAAAGAGTCAGATTGATGGGTATAGATACTCCAGAATCACGCACTCGAAATTTAGCAGAAAAAGAATTAGGACTAGCATCAAAAGATAGACTTATTGAATTATTAAGTGTTCCTACTTTTACTATCATTACTCATAAAGATTCTAAGGGAAAATTTGGGAGGATACTTGCAGAGCCAGAAGTAGACCACCCACAATACGGAAAGATTAATGTTTGTGATAGAATGATTGAAGAAGGTCATGCTCGTTCTTACTATGGTGGTAAAAAAATTGCTTGGGTTGAATAATCAGTAATCTGTGTTCCTATCATATTTATTAGGAATTCCATCATTATCATTATCTCTATCCCACTTATCTTTTATTCCGTCATTATCAATATCATTATCCCATTTATTTTTAATGCCGTCATTATCCCAGTCATCATCATACTTATCGGCTATACCATCATCATCTCTATCCCTATCCCATTTATCAGGAATGTTATCAGCAAATGCAGTAGCCATAAAAAATATTATAGCTACAACACATGGGACTATTAATTTTACCAATTTTTTCTTATAGCTTTTTTAATTAATATTGCATCACCACAAATAACATCTACCTTTCCAAACTCATCTGTAAATAATTTTGTAGCTTCTTTATTAATTGGTAAATTAAGTATTTTGCCTTCTTCATTAAATATTAATCTATCACCATCTCCGACAGTTAAACACTCTACATAGCCCCCAACTAACTTTTGCGCTCTTCCTAGAGTAGGTTCTTTTTTATCAAATATTTTAAGCATTTTTATTCTCCTTTTCTTTTTCTAAAGCTTTTATTTCATTTAGAAATATTGATGTCATTTCATGACCAATCCAATCTTCATCATAAATTTCATTTAACTGGCTTAGTGCTACTACCAATTTCTCTAAAACTCTTGAGTTTATTGGCTCTTGATAAGCACCTTTAATGCTAGATACTTGCTTGATAACTGCTTTCAAAGATGCTTTACAAACATC